CGTCAAGCGGTTTGGCATCAGCGAGGATCTCGCCGCAGATCTTGAGCTTGGCTACGCGCCCGCTGGCGTCCAATTCCGGTATGCCTCCCGTGCGTTCACCTCGTATCCGCGCCTGATCGTTCCGCTCAAGGACTTTGCCGGACGGCCGCGAGGCTTGCAAGGGCGTGACCTGTCCGGTAACTGTCCGGGGCGGTGGGTGTCGCTGGCCAACCCCGAAGGGCATCGCTGGGCGGCGTACGGCGTGTTTAGGGGGCAGGGTGGCTACGGGGTCACCATCGTGGCCGAGGGGCCCGGAGATGGCCTTACAGCGGCTGCGGTGGGCTACGACGCGGTGAGCATCCGTGGCGCTGCTCTGGCTGGCAACCCTGACCTGCTCCGAGAACTCGCCGAAGGCCTCAAGGGCTCGCAGGTGATCGCCGCTGGCGACGACGACGACGCTGGCCGACAGTTCAACCGGCGGTTGGCCGAAGGCCTCAAGCCGTACGGGATCACGGTCTACGCCCTGCCGCTTGGTGGACCGGACATCACAGCGTGGCGGGAGGCTGCGCCGGGCACGTTCGCCCCTGCCTTGCACGCCGCCGTGAAGGCCGCACAGCCCGTTGCCAGCGTTCATGAGGCAGTGGCCGAGCACGCGACGCAGTCCCTCGCGGAGCGCACCGGCGCCGACTTTGTCAGCCGTGATCAGGGCGTCGAGGCTGCACAGATGCTCGGGGAACTCACCAAGCAATACGGCGAGTCTCACGCCATCTCCGCGTATGCGCTGGTTGCTTGGACGGACGGCCGGATCAAGCACGCTCCGGAGCTTGGGTTCCTCGTGTGGAACGGCAACATGTGGGAGCGCTCCGCGACCAAGGTCCGGCAGGAAATTCACCGCATGGGTGCCGCGCTCGCGCTCGCTGGCGAAACGGTGGCCGCTAAGCAATTCCTGAACACGGGCAGCATCGACAGCATTCTCACGGAGCTTAAGAGCGTCCCGAGTGTTCACGCGCCCGCCCACCATTTCGACGCGGCTACACACCTGCTGCCGTTCCGGAATGGCACCGTGGATCTCCGCACCGGGATTCTCCGCGCGCATAACCCAAGCGACATGATGACGTACGCGCTCGATATCGACTACGTGCCGTCGGCGACGGCCCCTCGCTGGGAGAGGTTCCTGGGGGAGATCTTCCCCGACAATCCGGAGTTGCCCGCGTACATGCAGCGGATGACCGGCTACGGCATTACCGGCGATGTGAGCGAGCAGGCCTTCGCCGTGCTGTGGGGCAAGGGCGCGAACGGCAAATCGGTTTTCACCGACACCCTGACGTCAGTCTTCCGCAACGTGACGCGCACCACTGGGTTCGCCACGTTCGAGGAAAAGCAGAACGGCGGGATCCCCAACGACATTGCGGCACTGCGAGGCTCGCGCCTTGTGATGGCCAGCGAGGGGGAAGCGGGCAAACCCATGAGCGAGGCAACCCTCAAGCGAGCAACCGGCAAAGAGATGATGCAAGCGCGGTTCCTCCGCAAAGAGTTCTTTGAGTTCAAGCCGCAATTCCTGATCATGCTGGCGACCAACCACAAGCCCCGGTTCAAGGGGCAGGATGAGGGGCTCTGGCGTCGAGTCAAGCTCATCCCGTTCAGTCGCTGGTTCGCTCCGGCGGAACGCGATTACGAGCTCGACCGGAAACTACTCGCGGAGGCCGAAGGCATTGCCGCGTGGGCGGTCCGGGGCGCCGTCGAGTGGTACGCGCGCGGGCTCGGGGAACCTGCCAGCATCACAGCGGCCACGCGGGAGTATCGCGAAACGTCCGATGCGCTGGCCGGTTTCTACAGCGCCGACCCTGCCAAGCCTGCCGTTCTGGTCAAGGACGATTCCGCGAGCATGTCCGGTGGCGACGCGTTCACGGCCTACCTCGATTGGTGCGAGGCGGAGAACCTGCCTGCCAAGGAACGCTGGACGCGACGCGGTTTCTACAGCGCGATGGAAGAACGTGGCATCGCAAAGCGGGCCACCAACAAGGGAGTTGGGCTGGTCGGCGTGCGGCTGGCCGATGCGGTTCCCGCCGGTGGTCCCGGAATCTTCGGAGGTGGCAAGTGAACCGTTGGTGGCGAGAGATGGTTGCGGCGTGGCTGCTGGTGTTCGGCGTGCTCTGCCCGCTGGCGCTGGTCGTAGAAAAGTGGCTCGGTCTCTGGTGATCGAGCCGTATGGCTGTAAGTGGTGCGGCGTGCCGCGACGGATGCACGGGCACCGCTGGAAACCTCCCGTTGGCATGCACGCATGGGAGGCGCCGGAGATGGCGCAGATACTCGTGCGGATGCGTGCCCGACGCGCTGCGGCCGGTAGGTAGTTTTACCCACTGCGTTCGGGGTGGGGGAGTGTCTGACACCTCCCACCCCCGGAGGTACTAACATGCGTGAATTTCGCGGTTCCCTCGCGGGCGTCCCCTGGGTCGGCTGGCTGGCCGAGCGTCCCGAAGATCTCACCCCGTTCATGAAATGGGTACGAGCCCAGCGTGACACCGTGTGTTTTGACACGGAAACCCAGGGGCTCAAGATCTATTCCATGGGCTCGGGCTTTCTGCGGCTGGCCCAATTCGGCACGGCAACGGAAGCGTGGGTTATCCCCGTCGAGCTGGGCCCGGCATTTCGTGCGGCGGCAGCGCTGGCACTCCGCATCCTGCCGTCGCTGACTGGGCACAACGTCATTGGGTTCGATGGGCTGGTCGTCGATGAGCACCTCGGCGTAAAGCTGGAAGAGTTCTGCCCCAAAACGCAAGACACCATGATTACGGCCAAGCTCATTGACCCGCGCTCCCCGGAGGCTGGCGGCATGGGCGCAAAGCTGAAGCCTCATGCAGCGCACTACATCGACCCAGCAGCGCCGGACACTGAAGAGGGGCTCACGGCTGTATTCCGGTCGCTGGGCTACACCAAGAAATCCGGGCTGGGATGGATTCACGTCCCGTGGGACCACCCGACGTACGTGGAATACGCCATGCTCGACGTGATCCTTGGCTCGCGCCTACTTGTCGCCCACATGGCAGAGATTGAGCGTCTCGGCGTGCGGCGTGCGCTGATCGATTACGAGCGCGAGATCTCCCGACTGTGCGCCACCATGACCCGCGCGGGAATGTACGTCGATGAGGAATACACCCAGGGCCTTTACAGCACGCTCGACGCCGAAGCCACCAAGTATTTGGCCGTCGCTGAACGCTATGGCGTAACCAGCGTGAATAGCCCGACCCAGGTAGTCAACGCGCTGCAAGCCATGGGGGAGACGCTCACCAAGAAAACCAAGTCGGGGAAGAGTCTCGCGGCGGATGGCAGCGTCCTCCGGAGGCTTGCCGACGTTACCGACAAGTGGGAGCCCATCGGATCCCGCACACCTAACCCACTGGCGAATGCCGTACTCCGGGCGACGCGCGCCGGTAAGTGGAAAACGTCGTACGTCGACACGTTCCTGAACGAGCGGGATGCCAACGGCTACATCCACCCGAATATCCAGACCCTGGAAGCACGCACGGGCCGTATGAGCATCACCAAACCGGCCGTGCAGACCCTGCCCGCTGGCGATTGGATGATCCGGCGCTGCCTGCTGGCCGAGCCCGGTCATGTCTGGGTGTCGGTCGACTTTCAGGCAGTGGAAATGCGTGTGCTCGCAGCGCTGGCCAAGGTCAAGCGGATGACCGACGCGATCATTGCGGGGGAGGACCTGCACGGCTACACGGCGAGTCTCGTGTACGGGCCGGATTACACCCCGTACCACCGGAAGGTGGCCAAGGCAATCGGCCTAGGCAAGGTCTACGGGGGTGGCGCCGACCACGTGGCCGGACAGACCGGTGCACCCGTCGCGGACGTCCGGCGAGCCATGGCCACGTATGACGCCGTGTACCCGGAGATCAGCCTCGCGTCCCGTCGCTGGCAGCGTGAGGCACGGCAGTACGGCGGAGTGACTGTGTCGGCAACGGGTCGACGTCTCCCGCTCGATGCCCAGCGCATGTACGCCGTGGTCAATTACCAGTGCCAGAGCGCTGCGCGCGATGTGCTGGGCCAGTCCATGCTGAACATGGAATCCGCCGGTCTGCTGCCCCACCTCCGCTTGCCGATCCACGATGAGGTGCTCGCGAGTGTGCCAGCGGCGGAGGCCACGGAGATTGCCCGAGAGATCGAGCGCTGTATGACGTTCGACCTACGCGGCGTCCCCATTGCGGCGGAGGCTGAAATTGGGGGCCGATCGTGGGGGAGCCTGTACGGCGCGGCAGCGTGACGGCGAGGGGGAGTGGCGTGTTCTACCGGCGGAAGCGGGCGCGGGTCACTCCCTCGCTGGACGAAATCTACGCACTGTGGGCGGAAGCGGACGCATGGGCGTGCATCTACTGCGGGGCACCGTGGGAGCACGTTGAACACTTCGTACCGCTGGCACGTAGTGGAGTGGACGCTTTGGGCAATCTGTGGCCAGCGTGCGCGGAGTGCAACCGCGTGAAAGCGGACCGTGACCCCTGGGAGTACCTTCGGTCACTCGGCGTGTCGGCGTAGTCACTGGGTAAATTTACCCACCATCGTTTACCGAATCTTGATTCTGACGCTCTGTCGCACCTCCGTAACCGTGTTACCGAAGGTAGGTGCACATCCCACGAACTCCCAACCTTCGATCTTGCGCGAGAGATCGATTCCACGGCATTGATGTACAGGCTGTGAAGATCGCTACCCCCAGGTAGTCACTTGCGTCACCCCTTCCCCACAGAGTGTTCACAGGCATACGTTCCGGCCATCGAACGACGGCGCGAACTGGCCACAGCCCCGTCAGGAGACAACACCTCCTCGGCGGGGCACTTTCATGCCCTGAAACACGTGTGACCTGGTTCACACGCTTGGCCGCTCCGCTCAGGAAGTGCTTGATCCCCAGCACTGATGAACCTGAGAAACGGAGCAAAACTCATGATCAACATCACCGTTGAGCAGATACGCGCAGCAGCCGACAACGACCTGAACGCCATCACCGAGGTACTTGCCGAGCTTGAGCCCCGCATCGGACAGCTTGCCTACAAGCACTCGACCAACGCCGACATGGCGGAGGACATGGCGCAGATTGGCCGGATCCGCGCTTGGAAGTGCCTCGAAACCTTCCAGGGCAGCACGGTCGGTGAGTTCTTCGCGTACGTCGACAAGTACGTGAGCGGCGACATGAGCGCCCACCGGCGTACCGAGACGCGGCAGGGCGTGAGCCCCTCGACGGCCAGCCGGTTCGAGCGCTGCCTGTCGGAGTGCGGAGGTGACCCGTACGCCGCTGAGCGCGAAGCCACCCGCACGGACGGGATCCTTGGCCGCGAGGCGCTGTCTCAGGACATGGCGAACGCTGCGCGGCTGTCGTGGCAGGGCTCCGCGTACCTCGACGCTCCGGCTACCGCCGACGGAATCTCGCTGGGCGATCTGCTCGCGGACACGCTGGGTGTGCCTGTAGACCTGCTGGAGGCCGCTGACATCGATCGTGAGCGCCGTCGGGTCATCAGGGACCAGGTGCACGCCACGCTGGCTCGTATGGGCCGTCAGCAGGCTTTCGTGCTCCGCGCGACTTACGGGATCGAGCCGGTCCCCCACATGGAACGCGACAGCGAGATAGCGGAGTCGCTGGGAATCCTCGACTCCCGCGTCACCGTGATCCGCCACAAGGCCAAGGCGCGGTTCCGCGAGCTCTACCTGATCGGCGCGAACGCGTTCGAGATCGCCGCGTAACTCCCCTACCCCAACCAACGAGAGGCACGGCCATGATCTACAAGCTTGCGAACGGCTACCGCGTCCGCGTCACCCCTCGCGGCGAGGGAACCGAGTTCGAGACCCGTAACGCCACTGGCGAGACGATAAGCACGGTCGTTCACTACGGCGTCGAGGCTGCGCGGCTGGCGCACTCCCTCCACCTCGCAGACTGCCGATTCGGTCGGGGAGTCACGGCGCGCGCCTAGCACCACAGCAGGGGCAGCGAGGGACCGGACGGGCGCACGCCCCAACCTCCCTCGCTGTCCCGTTCAAGCATTTAACGTTGACTGCTTTTCCGTGACCGTCGGGCCACGCCTATCCACCTAGGGAAGCGAGTTTCGCAATGATGGACATGTTCAGTACGGCGCGTCGACTTGCCTCGCAATGGCGCGAGGTATTCGAGGCCCTAGTGGCCGAAGGCTTCACCGAGGAGCAGGCGATGCGCATGCTGTTGGTAATGATGGGGACGCCAATCAATGGCTGATCTCAGCGGCGTAAAGCCCGGTGACATTCTCGTAATGAGCGGCGCGAATATGCGTGGTCGGCATGAGAACGTGACCGTTTCCCGTGTGGGGCGCAAGTACGTCTACGTGATGACCTGCGGCCGCGAATCCAAATTCCACATGGCCACCGGCGTGGCCGCCGACAACTACGGACACACGTCCCTCCGCACTCCCGAGCAAGTGATCAGAGATGCGCGACGAACCGCACTACTGATCGAGATCAAAGAGCACGGCTTTCAGCCCGCCGAGTTCCGCGCCTCGCGCATAACAAACGAGACGCTAGAGCGGGTCGCCGCCGTCCTCCGCAGTGAGTAAATTTACCCACCAGAAAGGCCCCATCTTGAGGCTCAAGTCCCTCGCCCTTGTCATCCCCGCGCTGTTGCTTGCGGCCGCATGTGCGCCGACCGACTGTGACGGGGGAGTGGTCGCGCCGCGTCACCATACGACCGTGACCCACCATCACGTCGTGACCCACCGGCACGTCGTTGTCCGCCGCTCGCGCTCGCTGTCCAAGCGCCGGTAGCGGGTAGTTTTACCCACTGGGCCCGTTGCTTCGCTTGACTCGCGGAGTGACGGGCCCTTAGTGTCTGCGACGTAAGCACAACGACAGCGAGGAGCAAGCCATGACGGTCATTGAGATGCGAGCGGACGAACTGGTTCCCGGGGACGTGTTCGACACCCGTTGCGCCACCGGTGATTACGCCAAGATCCTTAAGGTGCGTGTGCTGGAGAACGACGCGCCCGGATCGCAGGACCGCATAGAGGTCAAGTACGAGACGGACGCCATGTCGAACACGCGGACGTTTCTCGCTGACAGCATCGTTCGACTGTGGGTTTAGGCAGTAAGCCCGATGGTGTAGGGCCGGTTCGACTCCGGCCCCGGGCACGCAGCAAGGGAGGGCAGCATGAGCGGGTACGCCGACGGGGACCGGGTCGAATATGTCGGCAACGTGGCCGAGGTACGCGGAGCGCAAGGCACCATCAAGGGCCGTGGATCCGCCGACGGCCGGTATATCGTCGAGTTCGATTTCGGCGCCGTCCTTGACATGTGCGGTAGTGTGCTGCATGCAGCAGAGATCGAGGGAGAGGCAGAGCCCATGGCACGCAAAACGGTGGTCACGCACCCCGACGGAACGCAGTCGACGCGCAACAGCGCGAACAACATCTACACGTACGCAGTCGAGCAGCGCGAGGATATGTGGGCTACGGCCAAGCTGCATCGCCAGCAGGCAGAGGCTCACCGCGAGGAAAAGGCCCGGTTCATCGCCGCCGTGCGTGCTGGCCGGATTGCCGTGCGCGCGGACTCTAACCATTTCGATTCGGTCTACCTGATGGGGGAGGGCGAGGAATGGTGGCTTGGGGGTGACTATGCCAGCAGGAACGGTGAGCCCCTCGACCGTAAGGCGGCTATCCGTGAGTGGCTGGCCAACGCTGACCGGCTGGCCGGAATCTTTGATCGTGATGCTGACAAGGCGGAGGCCGGTCCGCAGTATGCCTACGGCGTGATGCGCTGGTCACAGAGCTACGACAACGCGCACAAGGGCATGCGCGAGTTTGAGGGCCGCACCTTCCCTACCAGCACGTTTCGGGTTGTACTGGCGGAGGCGGCGGAGTGACCGGGTAAATTTACCCACTGAGGGGCTTGCGTCGAGTGCGCAGGCCCCTTTAGGTTGTCCTACGTAAGGTCGAGACGTTGAAGGGTTGAGCATGATCACCAAGGGCAGCACGGTCACCGCGCACACCGGGTCCACCAAGACTCACACTTACCGACTGGTTACCGGCACCGTGGTTGGCTTCGAGCCCCGCATGATCACCTCGACGCACTACGTCCTTGAGTACGTGATCCAGGATGCCGAGGGGAACCTCTACCGCGAAAGCCTTGGCCGCCTGACGGAGGTTGAGACGCCGGAGGCTCCGCAGCCCCGTTCGATCCGGTTCGAGTCGGTCACCTGCTACCGGTGCGAGGGGGAGCGCCGGAATCCCGCGTGGGGCAAGGTCGGCGGTGGGTGGTGCTTCCAGTGCGGCGGGGCTGGGTGGCTCCGCACGCAGGCTGGCAAAGAGGCAGAGGCCGCGTATGAGCGACTGCGGGACGAGAGGCTCGGAGCCCGCGTCGGGGATATCGCCGTCGGCGAGGTGTTCAAGCTCAACGGAAAGTTTTACGAGAAAACGGAGCGGACGCGCCTTCACGCTGACTACCCGGTGCACCGCCACCACGGCGCCACCACCCGGCAGATATGGCGGGAGATCGCGGCGCGGTACAAGGGTGCGACGCTGGTCTACTAGGCAGTCGGCGGCTAGCGGGTAAATTTACCCACTGAGGGGCTCACGTCTACGGGTGTGAGCCCCTTTTGTCTGGGTGGTAAGTTACCGTTCGGTATTGCCGAACGTTGTCTGTAGCAAACGACTTGGTGAAGATTTGACAATCATGGCCACACCTGCTCTGACCTGGCCGTTTCACGGCTGCTTCACATAGTGAGGAATATGTGTGCGCGCGGCACCTTAACGAAGTCTTAACGTGGAACCTCGAACTCCACTTGAGTGCTCCATAGGCACTGAGAGACAGGCTCCGCATGACATGGTCCCTACAGTCGACATCCATATTGAGGTGCGGAGCGCGCAAGCCAATTGGCACTGGTCGGCGTACTCACGGCGTCCCGCTGAAGAGTTCATCTACAACCGGCCGGAGCTGCTGAAGGTGCTGCGCGTCTACGGCGTATGGGCCAGCCGGATGACCAGCGGCGCGCACGTGCGGGTCACAGCGCGAGGGAGGTTCTCCGGCCGCTGGCTCGCTGAGTGGCAGTGGATCGGCGGGCAGCCATGGGGCGAACCCTGGGTCCACGTCCCGGCGTGGCACACCCTGAGCCTTGGTGCCCAACTCGCGATCCCGCGCTACGAGGAACACGATGATCACCGGCTGGTCGACACCGGCGCCACGGACGTGAGCACACTCCGACTGGAGCCGATCACCGACGACATGGCGCCACCGGACCAGGGCCCACACGTGCGCCATAAGGAGGACGTCCCGCACGAGGGGTCCTTGCCCGATCTGTACGGCCTCGACGGCGGGAGGTTTGCATCATGACCATCCACTACCAATGGCGCATCCATGGGTGCGAACTGGGTGGGGGAGAGGCTGCCGACGTCGAGGCAGTCACGCGGGCTCTCACGGAGGCACTGACGCGCTGCTACGCCCCCGACGGCCCGGAGGTGCTCGCGGAGGTTCTCGGGCGCTTCTGGGGGCCGCTGAGGGACGCCATGGGCACGGACGGCGCCAACGCGACGGCACACCCCGGAGGCTCTTGGACGGGCGCAGCGTCCGGCATCACCGTCCGGATATGGGCGGACCGATAGGCTCACCTGCATGGATGACGAGATGGACGTAATCAGCCCGCCCAAGATCAAGAATTTCAGCGACACGGCGGAGCTGCTGGCCAAGCTGGAAGGCAGGGCCGCAATGTGGGAGCGCGTAGCACGGGAGAACAAGGAACGCGCCGAGGAATTCGAACGCGCCGCCCAAGAGATCAGGAACGGTGCATCAACCGTGGTCGTAGGGCGTACAACCTACGTGTTGGGGGAGTAGCCTGATTCAACTAGTCCGGTAACGGACCGGACCTGACGTCCAGTTAGGACAACCGAAAATGACCCAAGCGGACAGCGCTCGCGCGCTGCGAATGTCGCTTGACCTTGAGCCTACGGGTGACGGGCAAGCGAAGATCGTTTCCCCGGAATCGTGGGCTCGCTGCATTCTGTGCAGTGGACCGGCTGAAACCCTCGTAGTGATCGCTTCCTATGAGTCCGCGTCGAATTCCGGCGTACTCAAGGGGTGCGGGTATTGCGCCTCGCTACTCGGCAAGCGGGTGGCGGCATGAGTGCCGGAACGGGGCCAACGGTGCCCAGCACGGGCTACCTGGCAACGTGGGTGGCGTACACGCGTCACGTGACCCCCAAGGAAGGGACGGGGGAACCGTGCCCCATCTGCATCGGCGCTGAGAGCCCTGGCAAGGGTTGCGAAACCGGCGCAGCCCTGTACGGCGCCTACCGGCTGGCCCGGATCGGCAAGCCCCTAGCGGCGAGCTGAGCGCTCCACATGGCAAGCGGGTCCCGGGAAGTCCATAGCATCCCGGGACCCGCCACGCCACCGTAAGCCCCGATCGGCATCCTCGCCTGTCGGGGCTTTCTGCTGGTCCCTGCCTTGGCCGGTGGGCGAGGGAGCTATGCTGCCGCCATGATCACTAGATACGCAGTAACCAGGGTCCCGAGCACGGGTAGTTGGGGCATCCTCGACCGACACATGCGAGCGTTCTGCACGCTGGCAGGCGAGGCGCTGGAGTGGACAGCGCAAGCGGGCGCGGAGTCATGGATGTACCGGTGCCGCGTCGCATGGCGCAGTGAGTTCGTACCGGCGCCGGACGGGTGGAACGGCCGCTAGGGGTGCATGTCCTCAAGAGTGGACACGTTCCTGGGAACGCGGCTAGCCTTGAGGACATGAGAACCTCCACCGGCACCACCGGACGCACCCAAGTAGCGATCTACATCCGACTCAGCCGCGAGACCGCCGAATCGGCCTCCGTCGACACCCAGCGCGCCGCAGCGCTTACCTGGCTCAAGGCCAACGGTTTTGCCGACGCCGACATAACAGAGTACGTCGATTCCGGAGTATCCGGCGCTAAGGCGCTGGAGGACCGACAGCGGATGCGTCAGCTAATGCGCGACCGGCCCAACGTGATCATTGCGTGGAAACTCGACCGGTACGCCCGCAGCGTGAGCGAATTCCTCCGGCTGGTCGGGTGGGGCGAGGCTCACAATGTGCGCTTGGCCACCACAGACAATGTCGTGAACACGACGACTCCCACCGGGCGCATGGTCGCGGTTGTTCTCGCCGCACTGGCCGAATGGGAACGCGAAATGATTAAAGGCCGAATTCTCGACGGTCACGCCACCCGACGCACACAAGGACGCTGGATATCCGGCAATGCTCCATTCGGATACCGAATTGAGCGGCGAGACGGAGCGGCGTATCTCGCCATTGATGAGGAGCAGGCAGAGCAAGTTCGCGCCGCCGTACGCTCACTCATCAACGATGACGACGGCACGGTAGCCAGCACATCGCGCATGCTCGGAATTGGTGAGCGACAGTGGCGACGCATGCTCAAGTCCCCCAATCTCCGGGGACAGCGCGAGCACAAAGGCCAATTGATCGTGGCGGAGGACGGGATTACGCCGGTCCATTTCGCGGAGCCCATCATCACAGCGGCGGAAGCCAAGGCCGTACGCGAGCGGCTGAACGCGCTGGCGACCGGCAAGGACCGTGCGCCGCGCAAGGCTGCCCCTCTGTGCGCTGGCCTGGCTTTCTGCGCCGTCTGTGACGGGCGAGTGAACGGCGGAAAGCTCCGCAATGGCGTAGCCCGCTACCGGTGCAAGACCGGCCACGTATCCATCACTGCCGAGCACGTAGACCGCGCGGTCGAGGCTGAATTCAGGAAGCGTTTCGGGTTGGTCGATGAATACGTCGTGCGGCTGGAGGGTGGCAACGACATGAGCGAGGCAATGGCGGAAGCACAGGAGAAAGCGGACCGCATCGCGACACAGATGGCTTCGGCCGGTCCGCTCATGCTGGCCACGCTCAACGAGAAAGCGGCCGAGCTGGAGGCCGCGTACGCCGCTCTAAAGGCCGCGCATGACCCTGACGTACGGGAAGTGCTGGAGCCGACCGGCAGGACGCTGGGGGAGGCGTGGGACAGCGACCCGGGGGTACGTACGGGCCTACTGGGGGACCTAGGCCTGACAGTCGTGGTGTCGACCAAGGCGCACGCGGAGCGGCTGGAGATCAGTTGGGCCAGCGGCGGGGAGGACTACGCGCTGACTGAATACCTTGAGGACATGTGACCCGCACCACTTAGGTGAACCTAACCAAGGCCCCGGTGACCACAACGGATACCGGGGCTTTCTCATGCGCCCACAAAGTTATCCACAGGCGCCTGTGGATAACTCCGTCACGGCAGGTGGTGAAACGGCGCGATGCGCAACGCTCTGACCAGCGGGAATGCCGACCGCGTGACGGTTGAGCCCCCGGTCTCTGTTACTTGGTTATGTACGTAACAGCAATACAGAACTCAGGCCCCGAAACACCACTACCGCCACGGCGGACCCCTTGCGCTGTACCGACAAGCCTTTGCCAATCCGTTACGTAGCACCTCTTGCTTTTCCCGCGTGATCCGTCTCGCGGAGGGTGTGTCCGACACCTAGTAAGGGTGAGGCGGGAATACCGCGCACCCCAATCGGTCAAGCGACCCTGTGGCGGACCGTGTACCCCCTCGACTGGCCAGCCTGCTCCCGTCCCTCTCCCGACGGTTGAGCGAGGCTGGCCGCATGCCGCATTAGCTCAGTCTGGTAGAGCGCCCCCGCCATGGGCCCATGGGTGTGGGGAAGTCCTTGGTTCAATTCCTGGATGCGGCACGGAGCGTGAGACATATGCGGGGCATGCACTCCCCGGGCACTGGAAGACAGTGGCTCTTACGCAACGGCGAATAGCTCAAGGGTAGAGCGTCCGGCAAGGGCCGGAAGACTGCTGGTTCGATTCCGGCGCCGTCGACGGCGGATCCTGCGGAAACCCTTACTCCGCTCGGGTGGCGCAGGCCATGGTCGTAGTAGGCGACTCCCGCGATAATGCCCTCAGCGTATGGAGCGCACTCCGGCTGCAAACTGGAGTGGTCGGGTTCAAGACCCGCGTTGGCAGCGTAGGTGCAAAGACGACCCCTTGACCGGGGCTCCTCAGTCTCCGCGCACCTTGGGTGAAACCGGCCCTACCTCCCTGGCTAGTCACCAGCGGAGCGGGCGGCGAGTAACCCTAAATCTTGCTTCGCGCGTGAGTTGGTGGACTCAGGTCATGGCTCCGGTTCGATGCCGGGCGTGCGAAGCAGAATCTTCCCGCTGGTGTAAGCAGCACACCCCGTCAAGGGGAAGTCCGGCACGCAATCCGGGCGGGTCGCCATGGCATGTAGCTCAATCGGTAGAGCGCCGGATTGTTAATCCGGGTGTTGCTGGTTCGAATCCAGCCGTGCCAGCAAGCGAGTAAATTTACCCGCCACGATCGGAGGCTTGATGGCTGCCTGTGAAGCATGCGGATCGTCTGCTCTGGTCCAGTGGCGACGGCGCCCTAGCGAAGCTGAGCTAGAGGCAATTCCCGGCGAACCGGATCCGCAAAGCACCATGGCCGTTTATGCGTGCGGTTCGCATGCTATTACTGCTGACCTTGCTTCGCTGGTTCATGGCGCTGCCTGTAGTGGTCCGGCGTCTAATGCGCTGCCGAATTGCGATTGCACGCCCGAGCCTAGGCCGGAGCCTGCTCCTGATCCTGTGGCTTCCCTGCTGCCCCCTGGGTGGTAGGGGTGGCTAGGCGACCGTGCCTTAAGTGTGGGCGGCTGACTGCTAACGCATCACGCTGTGATGTACATCAGGCTGAGTACATGGCCCAGCGCAATGCGGTACGTGGCAGTGCTCACCAGCGTGGCTACACCAGTAGGTACAGAGCAGTAGCAGGCAGTGTGGTAGCAGAGCATCGAGGCAGGCATGGTGACTGGTGTCCGGGGCACGGGGTCCCGGCGCACGCGAGTAGGGATCTCACTGTGGATCACGTCGTGCCGCTGGCCAAGGGTGGCACTCACGACCGTGCCAACCTCACCGTGCTGTGTCGCGGCTGCAATTCGCGGAAGCGTGACAGGGCGTAAGCGTTAGCGCTGCTGGCCTGCCTCGCTGTGACTGCATGGACATGCATCCTCGCTCGACCTGCCTTGCATATGTATGCATAGGGGGGCGGGGTAAATCTCCAGAGCATGATCCTTCCCGGACCCGGCCCCCATGGCTCCGCGCATCGCTGCGAAATTCTGACCCCCGGGGTCTGGTCCTTTTACGCGCCGGAAGCGCATGAATACGCAGAAATCGGGGGTGGCCGCATGCCTGCTGGTCGTCCGCCGGTGCCTGCGGAGCGTAAGCGCAAACTCGGCAACCCTGGCGCGCGCCCTCTGCCCGATGCTGGCTCGGTTCACGCCGTGCAGCCCGTTACGCAGAGTGCGCCCGCGCAGCTCGGTTCCGCTGGCGCTGAGATGTTCCGCCGGATCGTCGACGGCGCTGCCTGGCTGGCCGAGACCGATAAGCCAACGCTCGAATTGCTATGCGAAAAGGTCGACCGGCGCGAGGCGATGAAAGCTCAGCTGTCGCGAAGCGAGCTAGTCCTCTTCACGGACAAAATGTACGCGTACCCCAATCCGCTGGTCGGCATGCTTTCCACGATCGAAACGGAAATTGCCAAGCTATTCAGCGCGCTGGGTCTCACGCCGACTGACCGCACCCGTATGGGGTTGGCGGAGGTTAAGGCGCGAAACGCATTCGAGGATTTCCTAGCCAAAAAGGCTGGGGTGTAGCGAGTAAATTTACCCACTGGAGGAACCATGCCGCGCTGGCTTCGCAGGTTCCTGCACTGGACGCACATTCGCCGCTCTCCCTCGCTGGCACTGCTGGACGCGGTAAAGGGCATCGACTGGTCCGACGTCGCCGATGCAATGGCCGTGTACGAGACTGCCTTCCGCATGGAAGATGGCCCGGCGATCCTGGCGTGGTACGAGGCCCGGGAGGCTCGCGGGTGAGCGCTCCCTATCTGCTCACGCCAGTGCCTCCGGCGGACATCGAGCGCGGTGACGGCGACAGCTTCGTTGGGTTCGCTGAGTCGTTCCTCCGCATCACCAAGGACTCTGTCGGCGGCGACAGCGGCTCTCTGCTGGTGTTCCGGGACTGGCAGCGGGAACTCATGCGGCAACTGTTCGCGAGGCGCCCGGACGGCCGTTACAGGCACCGTCAGGCGCTCATCGGTATGCCCCGTAAGAATGGCAAGTCGGCAGTCGGCGCGGCCATCGCCATTTATGGTCTGGTTTCTGGTCCGCGAGGTGGCGAGGTCTATTCCATCGCCGCTGACAAGGAACAAGCGCGCATCGTTTTCGGCACTGCCAAGAAAATGATCGAGATGGCGCCGGAGATGGCGAACTCTTTCAACGTCTACCGGGATGCCATCGAGCTACCGGCGACGGGGTCTGTGTACCGCGTGCTGTCGGCGGAAGCGTTCACCAAGGAGGGGCTTAACCCTCACCTGACGATTGCCGATGAGGTCCACGCGCAGCCGACCCGTGAACTGTGGGATGTCATGTCGTTGGCGTCCGGTGCCCGTGTCGAACCGATGATGGTGGGCATCACAACCGCTGGCGTGAAGAGCGACAGCACAGGCGGCGATTCGCTGTGCTACGGCATGTACCAATACGGCGAGAAAATCGTACGGGGCGAGGTTGACGACCCGGCGTTCTATTTCGCTTGGTGGGGAGCACCGGAGGGCGCCGACCACCGGGATCCGGAAGTGTGGGCGGCGGCGAACCCTGGCTTCGGCGACATTGTCTCGGCCGAGGATTTCCATTCGTCGGTTCTCCGAACGCCGGAGGCGGAATACCGCACCAAGCGTATGAATCAGTGGGTGTCGACGGCGCAAGCCTGGCTGCCCGCTGGAGCGTGGGATGAGTGCGCGAATGACGCCGGGGAAATCGCCCCTGGCGCCGAGGTGGTCCTAGGGTTCGACGGGTCATTCAACAACGACTCGACGGCGCTCGTAGTGGTCTCTTGCCCACAGGGCGAGGATGACAAGCCGTATGTCGACGTCGTGGCGGCGTGGGAAAAACCGTCCGACGCGGGCAATGAGTGGTCGGTCCCGATTTTCGATGTTGAGGACGAAATCCGTAAGGCCTGCCGACGCTGGCAGGTGAGGGAGATTGTCTGTGACCCGTTCCGCTGGGCTCGCACCTATCAGATTTTGGAGGCCGAGGGGCTTCCGATTGTGGAGTTCCCGCAGTCTCCCGCGCGCATGGTCCCGGCAACCCAGCGTTTCTATGAGGCGGTACTCAATAAGACTGTCGAGCACTCCGGCGACCCGCGTCTAGCGCGCCATCTGTCGAACTGTGTGCTTCGCACGGACTCTCGCGGCTCGCGGCTGTCCAAGGACGCTAAGGGTTCGCCTCGCAAAATCGACCTTGCCGTTTCCGCTGTCATGGCGCTGGAGCGTGCTTGCCAGGAACCGGAGGCCGAACCCATACCCCAATTCTTCAGTTGGGCTGATCTGTAAGGGACCGAATATGAGGCGACCCAATCGGCGCACGGTGGCCGAGATTGCCGACGTTCTAGGTATCGGGGCACTTGTCGGCGCCGGTTGGGTGTGGAGTTCCATTCTCGGTCTGGCGCTGGCTGGCGTTGGCCTACTGGTGATTGGCGCGGTGGTCGACAATGAGCATGCTTAAGCGTGCGGCTGGCTCCGCGAAGCGTTTCTATGCGCCGTCCGGTGCTGGCGACCCGTGGGCGATTCCGTCGAATGGCTCGCTCGCTGGCTACACAGCGTCTGGCGTTCCGGTGAACGATGAGACGGCTATGCAACTTATGGCTGTGTCAGCGTGTGTCCGGCTGCTCAGCGATGCGGTAAGCGGGCTCCCGCTCGATGCGGTGCGTGCCAAGGGGGAGATCCGGGAAACCATCGAGCCTCCGCCCGGCATCATCGCCGACCCGTTTGGCCGTGCAGCGTCGAATGCTCGACCTACGCGCCGTGAGGGGCTGGCGCAATTGATGGTGTCGCTATTGCTGCGGGGCAACGCGTACTGTCTGGTGATCGGGTGGGACCCCTACGGGCGGCCGACCATGCTCCGCGTGCTGCACCCGGACCGCGTGGATTGCGAGTTTGACGCGGACGGCCAGCGGGCGTACAAGATCGATCGCCAGCCGGTTGACGCTCAAAGCGTTGTGCATATCCGGGGCATGAGCCTTCCGGAGTCACCCACCGGCATGAGTGTGATTTCGTACGCGCGGCAGTCCATCGGGCTCGGTCTCGCTGCGGAGGAATTCGGCGCGAGGTTCTTCGGCGAGGGCGCGCACATGACTGGCGTTGTCGAGATCGAGGCTGACCTAGACATCGAACGCGCGCGGGGCATTAAGGAGAATTTCTCTGCCTCGCACGCTGGTCTCAAGAACTCTCACACGGTCGGCGTGCTCACTGGCGGTGCTAAGTGGAAGCCAATCAGCGTCACGCCGGAAGATGCTCAGTTCCTCGGTACGCGTGCCGCGCAGAATCTCGACATTGCCATGTTGTTCGGCGTGCCGCCGCACATGCTTGGCCAGGTCGACAAGACAACCTCTTGGGGTACGGGCATCGAGCAGCAGGGCCTAGGGTTCCTGGCTTACACGCTGTCGGCGTGGCTGGGCCGTTTCGAGGATGCGTGGTCATGCATGTTGCCGCGCACTCAGACCGCCGTTTTCAATGCTGACGCGCTACTGCGCACGGACACGGCCGGTAGGTACGCGGTCTACACGGCAGCGCGCTCGACCGGAATTCTCACCACCAACGAGATCCGTGCGCTGGAGAACTATGCGCCGGTTGATGGTGGCGACAATATCGCCGCTCCGCTTAATTCGTCGGCGCCAAAGATGAAAGACAACGAAGCGTCACCAACGGCGCCGAAGGCAGATGCATTGGGGGCCGTACTGTGACCGACCTTTCTAGCCGTAGTCAGCGGCGTAACGTCCGTGAGGACCGCAACCGGCCCTTTGAGGGTATGGAGCTACGCGAGGTGGACAACGGCTCCGGGGGCACGACCCTACGGTTTACCGGGTACGCCAGCGTGACGGAAACGCCGTACGAAATGACTGACTGGCTGGGTGACTATTCCGAGGTTATCCGGCGCGGCTCGTTTTCCAAGACTCTCGCTGAGGGCGCGGATGTCCCGTTCAAGCTCAACCACGATGGTATGACGCTGGCGCGGACCAAGAGCGGCACTATGCGGCTGGCCGAGGATTCCACGGGGCTGCACGTCGAGGCTGACCTAGACCCGCGCAACGGGCAGGTTGCCGACATTCGCAGCGCGATGGACCGGGGTGACCTCGATGAGATGTCGTTTGCGTTCCGCGTGACCCGTCAGGAGTGGTCGCCGGACTGGACGCAGCGAGACATTACCGAGGTGAACCTCAACAAGGGGGATGTCTCGATCGTCAACTACGGCGCGAATCCCCACACGGCGGGGCTCACCTCGCTACGGTCCGCACTGACTGACGGGACACTCTCCCGTGGTCGACTTGAGGAAATGCTCCGCGCTGCTGGCTATGAGCTTGCGCCGGAGGTTGACGGCATGTATGCCGTTGATGATGCCAAGCGCAGCGAGGATCTTTCGCTGTATGAGGCGCGACTCCGCGCGCTCAATCTCTAACCTTCGCTAGTGGGTAAATTTACCCGCTGGCTGCCCGCCCGGTTTACGCCGGAGCCTACGCCGGATCCCTTGCTACACGGGACACCACCTAGGCCACCACCTAACGCAAGTGGTGGGCGATTCGCAAGAATCCACCCTAGGAAAGGTCCCTAATGGACAAGCGTTCCCTTATTGCTGATCTCGTTGCCAAGCGTTCTGCTGAGCGCACCAAGCTGGACGGCATTCTTGGTGAGGCTCGCGGCGCCGACAGCGGTATGACCGACGAGCAGCGTGCGGCCTTCGATGCTGGCGAGACTGAGATTCGCGCGCTCGATGAGCGTATTGCCGAGCTTGACGCGCAGGTCCGCGCCGATGAGGCGGCGAAGGAAATCGAAAAGCGTTACGCGCCGAAGGCTGGCGATGGTGTCCAGTCGGAGCCGGAGATCTACCGCTCTGGTCTCGGCGGTAACTCATACTTCCGCGACATGTGGAATTCGCGCCAGAACGGCGACACTGCCGCGATGGATCGTCTGGTCCGCAACAACCGGGGTCGCGCGGCCGAGCAGCGTGCACTGACCACGGTCAACGGCGCCGGTGGTGAGTTCGTTCCTCCGCTGTGGCTTGAGCGGGAGTTCGTGCGCCTCGCACGTCCGGGCCGCATTACCGCGAACCTGGTTCCGACCAGTGCGCTTCCGGCGGGTACCGACTCGATTAACGTCCCGAAGGTTTCGACCGGTACGGCCGTTGCGGTGCAGGCGACGCAGAACACTGGTGTCCAGAACACTGACCTGACTACCACGTCGATTTCGTCCACCGTGACGACCATTGCGGGTGGCCAGACCGTTTCGCTCCAGCTCATCGAGCAGTCGCCCCTGAACGTTGACGACGTCATCCTGTCGGACCTGGCTGGCGCCTATGCCCAGCAGTACAACACGCTGATTCTGTCTGGCTCCGGCACCGGCGGTAACCCCACTGGCATGCTGACCCTGTCGGGCACGAACGCGATCACGTACACGCAGGCTTCGCCGACCGTCGCGCTCCTGTACTCGCAGATTGCCAACGCGATTCAGACCGTTCACACTAACCGGTTCCTGCCTCCGGACACGATCATCATGCACCCTCGCCGGTGGGCGTACCTGCTGGCCGCATCGGACACCACGGGCCGTCCGCTGGTGACTCCGTCGGCGAACTCCCCGATGAACGCCGTTGGCAATCAGGGTGAGGTCGCGTCTCAGGGTTACGTTGGCACCATTCAGGGCCTGCCGGTCTACGTTGACTCGCTGATTCCGACCACGGTGGGTGGCACTCAGGATCAGATCATCGTGGCTCGCATGTCGGACCTGATGGCGTGGGAGGGCAACGTCAAGGCCGAAGCCTTCCCGCAGACGTACGCGAACCAGCTTTCCGTGTTCGTGCGCCTGTACAACTACATGTCTTTCCAGCCTGCCCGGTACCCCAAGTCGATTTCGGTTATCTCGGGTACGGGTCTCGTCGCGCCTGTCTTCTAAACCGCGACTCCGTGACGGTCGGGGGTGGGTCGTAAACCTACCTCCGGCCGTTGGCTGAAAGGAATTCATGAACCCCATCAATTACGCGCTTGGGCTGGCGGCAGAGCTTGACGGCTCCCGGCGTTCGGGCGACAAGGCGCGAGAAACCGGCGTGCGTGAACAGTTCGCTTGGGTTGCTCCGCAGCTTGACGCGGTCGACCCGGCGGAACTCAACAGCGAAGCGCGGGCGCTACTCGCCGAAGCCAAGACGGCGGCTGCCGATGCGCTGGCCACCAAACCCAAGCGCGCGAGCGCGGCTAAGTCCTAGGGGGTGCCGTGCCGCTGATCTATTTCACTGGGCAGGATGTTGCACTCACCGCGAGCCCGCTCGACGACAGCGGCAGCCCCGTGCAAGGCGCTGTGAGCGTCTCTCTGGCCGTTACAGACCCGTCCGGGGGAGTTACCCACCCGGCACCCTCCGGGCCCGTCTCAGGGGCGTACACGGCCGTTGTGCCTAGCGTGGGCTCCGCCGGGGTCTGGCTGGCTCGCTGGACGGCTACCGGCACGGGCGTGAGCTGGGTTTCAGAGACTCAGTTCCAAGTGCGCCCGCCGGGCATCGAGCAGCTCGTAGACCTGCCGAGCGTCAAGGCTCACCTGAACATCCCGCCCAACGACTCTCGCCAGGATGACGAGCTACAGGGTTTCATCCTCGCTGCGGCGGAGATTGCCCGTAATCACTGTGGCCCGTTCGTCCCTGAAACGCATACGCAGTATTTCGACGGCGGGCGCTCGACGATCGTTCCGGACTTCACGCCGGTCACCAGCGTTCTCAGCGCCACGGAGTATTACGGGCTTTCGGCCTTCCCCCTGACTGAGCAGCCGCTGAGCGGGCAAGTGAGCGCGTTTGGGTTCACTGTCGACTACAGCACGGGGCAGATCACCCGGCGGACGTTCGGGGGCGAGGCGGCGATATTCGCCTATGGCTCCAAGAACATCAAGGTCGTGTACACGGCCGGTCGCGCTGGCGCTGTCCCATGGTCCGCGAGACTCGGCGTGCTCGAACTAATCCGCCATCTGTGGCAGATGACTCAACAGGGTGGCGGGCGGCCAAAGTTCAACGGCGGAGCCTATGACGGCGGCGAGGGCATGGTGCCTACTGGCTTCGCCATTCCGTCCCGCGTGCTGGAGCTGTGGCAGCCGTACTACCGGGGACCGGGGATCGCATGAGTATCCCTAGCTCGACGGCGCCAGCGGTCCGGCAGTGGCTTTTCGATCAGTTCACCGCGAGCCTCGCGCCCGACCCGGTGAACACCCGTGCCTCCCTGCTGGTGTGTTTCGACCAGCCCGGGCCGAATGAGCCTGACGACATTGTGGCCGTCGGCAAGGTGCGGCGACAGCTACATGTCGCGGCCATGGTCGGCGGAGGTGGCGCTGGCTGGCTCGATGAGGCGTACACGGTCGAAATCGTCATTGACGTGTTCCGGGGCGCCGACAGCGGCCAAGTGGCTTACTCCCGCGCTATGGACCTGGCTAACGCTGTGGTCGCCATCGTGCGCAGTGATCTGACGCTGGGGGGCCACGTGATCCGGGCGCAGCCCAAGGGTGATGACGCGGAGGTTGGCTGGGATGTCGACCACGGCGGAAAGCTCGCGACGGTAACTGTCGAAATCGAATGCGTTACGAGGATCTAATGCCTGACTTCACTTACAGCGGCGAGGACTCCCGCTATTACCCGTCACTCTCGCTGAGCGTAGCTCCGGGCGACACGGTGACTCTCGATTCCGACCCTGGTGACGGCCGTTTCATCGCCAAGGGTTCCCGCAAGTCCGTTCCGGCTCCGGCGCCGACGGATGACACTCCGGAGGTTGGCCAGTAATGCCCAAGGCAACAGCGAATTCATTTCTCGGCATCGCTAAGGAAACCGTCCCGGGAACTCCGGTTGCGGCTACTGCGTTCCTGCCGGTTACGCAGATCACGCCCAAGGACAACCTGAGCCTTCTGGACGACAAGGGTTACAGGGGCTCGCTGGTCGAGGTTTACGACCAGATCGCGGGCGTGCTCAACGGCACGGTCGATTTTGACGGTGATGTCTTCCCGGACACCATTGGCTTTCCGCTGGCTGGGATCCTCGGTGATCTGACCACGTCCGGTGCGTCCGCTCCGTTCACGCACACGTTCGCCGTCCTCAACACCGGTAGCGGCCAGCCGACGTCCTACACGCTGAATGACAACTATGTGGCGGGGAACCGGCAGTACCCGGGCGCTAAGTTCTCGGAGCTTGGGTTCAAGTTTTCGGCGGATGGTCTGCTGACTTACAGCGCTAAGGCCACCACGTTCGGCAGTGTGACGGTTGCGGCTCCGACCACGTCCTTTACGGCGGTCCCGCCCATGGTCGGCTGGCAGGGTGTTGCGCAGATTGCGGGCGTTACACAGACTGGTCTGCTCGACGGCGAGGTCACGATCAAGCGCAGCGTCACGGTTCTCGATTCCGTCGACGGTACGCAGGCCCCTGCCGCTCTGTGGTCCGGCCCCGTTCAGGTCGACGGTAAGGCCACTCTGATCATGGAAGATGACACGGCGCTTACGCAGTACCTGACTACGGTCAAGCCGTCGATTGACTTCAACTTCACGGCCGGTGCCGGTGCGGCTGCCGTTCAGCTCAAGCTCCACATGACCAAGTGCAGCATCTCCGCCGCTGACATTACGCGCGGCAAGGACTACATCGAGGTTCCGATTACGTGGACGGCGCTTGCCAACACCACGGATATCGGCGCCTCCGGCGGCTACTCGCCTATCAAGGTCACCATTCAGAACGCGATTGCATCGGGGACGTACAAGTAATGATCCGTGTCACTCTGCCTTCCGGCAACACTGCCGATCTGCGCGACGTCGCCGACGTTACCGAGCGCGGACGGCGCCCCATCAAGCGGATTCAGACCAAGCTCGCGGGGCTTCCGGCATTCGTGAACGCTGTCGAGGAAGCCAAGGCACAGAAGGACGGCGCAGACCTCACCCCGGACCAGCAGCTCAAGATTGCGGCTGGCATGGGCGAGGCGTTCGATCTGCTGGAGGAACTCAACGATGCGCTTGTGGCTGCGCTGGTGGCTGGCTGGTCGTTTGGCTTTCCTGTGTCGGCCGATGCCGCGCAGGATCTACCGGGCCGTGATCTCGATGCGCTGCGGGCTGCGGTAGCCCCGTATCTCTCGGAGCTCAACCCTGACTTTGACCCAAGCACGGACGCCGATTCCCCTACCGAAGCCTCCGGCGCCTAACGGGGGCACTTTCCCACAAGGGTGGGAGTAACTACACGGCGGATGAACTTCCCAGCGAGGAATACCGGACGTGGAGGCTCTGCACGTTGCTGCGTTGTCTCCCGTCCGCGTTGGACGACGAATCCGCTGTGACCCTTGATTGGCTGTTGGCCGTTGATGACGCCGTTGGTAAGGCGCGCAAGATCGTAGAGGAGCGCGAGGCGAATGGCTGACGAAATCGGCGCAGTATTCAAGGGAGTTAAGGAAGTTGGCGCCATGCTGGGGGAGATGCAAGTCGCGTCTAATGAGGCAACCAGGGTGGCGCTGAAAAAGGCAACTTCCTACACCAAGTCCCGGATCAAGGGTGGCATGCGCGGCCGTCCTCGCTGGGCTCACAAGGGGCCAGACAAGGCAACCGGCGCACCGGCGTACCGCATTGAGCGGACACCCGATCATGTTTCGCGCGGGGGAGGCCCCGGACAGTTGACCGGCGCCCTCGCTCGGTCCATTCGGACTAGCCGCCGTGCCCGAGCTGAGGGTGTCGGCGCGTGGTCGCAAGTCGTCATGGCGGGTGGCAGGGGCGGGTATCAGAACCGCTACAAGGGCCGCATCGAGGCTGACTACCCGTATTTCAAGACCGGGGTCGACAAGGCTTCGCCGAAGGTTCGCGGAATCTTTGAGGCTTCGTGGGGCGCGGCAGTCAACGGCAAGAGAGGTAGGTAAATTTACCCATGGGTGCTTTGCCTCCCGTCTTTATTGAGTTTCTCGGCCGGTCGACTGGCTTTATGGCCACGGCCAAGGGTGTCAAGACTGAGCTTGCCAGCGTTGAGCGCGATGGTGGCAAGAACATGCGCAAGCTGGGTGGCGTGGCTAAGGCTGCACTACTCGGCATTGGCGTGGCCGCTGGCGTTGCGGCAGTCAAAACCGTGCACATGGCCGCCGACTTTCAGACCCAAATGACGCGCGTTCGCACCGGTGCTGGCGAGGCTGCGAAGAACATGCAACTCGTCGGTGATGGCGTGCTGCATATGGCTGGCCAAGTCGGTGAGTCGACCAAGGACTTGACTGCTGGCCTGTACATGGTCGAGTCCGCCGGTTTTCACGGACAGAACGCGCTAGACGTGCTTCGCGTAAGTGCCCAGGGTGCCAAGGTCGGCGCGGCGGATCTCGCCACGGTGACCGACGCTGTGACCACGGCCATGAACGCGTACAACCTCCAGTCGGCAGATGCGGCGACCAACACTCAGCACACGACCGACGTGATGAACGCGCTGGTTGGCACGGAGGCTGAGGGTAAGACCAACCTTGAGGCCCTTGCTGGCAGCATGTCCGGCATTCTGCCCGTTGCTGCTGCTGCCAAGGTAAAGCTGAACGAGGTACTCGGCGCCATGGCCACCATGACGTCACAGGGTACCGACGCGCGCGTTTCCGCTACCTATCTGCGGCAGACGATCGGCCAGTTGTCGAACCCGTCGGCCAAGGCTGCGGCGACCATGAAGGGGCTTGGGCTCAACGCCAACTCGGTATCCAAGGAACTCGGCTCTAAGGGTCTCGCGGCCACGCTGGACACGCTTACGAATGCCATCAAAAAGAAGATGGGACCGGGCGGCGACGTCTTTATCAAGACACTGCAAAAGGCTGCCAAGAGCTCCAAGGACTTTAACGGGGCACTCGAAAAGGCCAGCGGGTCCAAGAAGACGTATATCGGCGCGCTGTCCACCATGGTCGGCGGAACTAAGTCGATGATGGGCGCGCTCATGCTTACGGGCTCGCACATGGACACGTTCAAGAAGAACGTCGACGGCATCGGCGACCACGTCAAGGATGGTGGCAAGAACATTGAGGGCTGGTCGGACGTTCAGAAGACGTTCAATCAGCGCATGGCGGAGTTCAAGGGCAGCATCGAGGGAATCAGCATCACCCTTGGTCAGAAGTTGCTTCCGTACGCCACGACGTTCATTGGCTGGCTGGCCAAGGGGATCCCGTTCCTTCAAGCGAACGCGGCGTACCTGAAGATGTTCGGGCTCGTGCTCGGAGCAGTGACCATTGGGCTCGCGGCAGCGTCGATTGCTTCGTGGTCGTTCACCGATTCGCTGCTGGCCAACCCTGTTACGTGGATCGTCGCCGGTATCGTCGCCCTGGTTGCTGGGCTCGCGATGCTGATCCTGCATTGGCGGCAGGTGTGGACATGGATCCAGACGAACATCCCGGCCGTCGCGAACGCGTTCAAGTCGACGTGGCGCGCAACGCTGAACGCATTTCACGTGGCGTGGGCCATGGCCATGAAAGCCGTTCACGGCGTGGTCCGCTGGTTCAACTCGAACGTGCTCACGTGGCTTAAGGCGCGCGTCGGCGATGTGGTGGCGTGGTGGAAGTCTCACAGCACGGAGATTAAGCAGACCTGGGCGTTGCTGTGGAAGGAAATCCAGCGCTACGTCAAGGTGGGATACAGCATCGTCAAGGTGCAGATGAAATTGCTGTGGACGTCGATGAAAGTCTATTGGGACCTCATCTCCGGTGCGGTGAAAATCGCATGGGATGTGATCTCAGGCGCCACGAAATTCGGCATGCACTACATTATGAACCTCATCGCGGTGGTCACCGACGTCATAACGGGCCACTGGGGTAAGGCATGGGAGGACGTAAAGAAGCTCGTCTCGCAGGCTTTCAGCGATATCTGGGACACAATCAAGAGCGTCACTGCCGATTTCGGAACCGCGCTCAGTAGCGCCGGTAAGGCCCTGATACAGGGACTCATCGACGGCATTGAAGGCATGGCGGGCGCCGCGTGGGACGCTGTCAAGAATGTGGCCAGCGGCCTCAAGGACACGGCTAAATCAATCCTGCACATCAACAGCCCGTCCAAGGTTTTCCGTGATGAGGTCGGCGCGGCAATCCCCGAGGGTATCGCGCTGGGTGTCACTCAGAATGCTCACCTAGCTCACGGCGCCGTACGCGGCACCGCTAAGGGCATGGTGCGGCACTTCAAGAGTGAGCTTGGAATCAACTCGCCGTCCAAGGTGTTCCGGCAGCTTGGCATTTGGGTTCATGAGGGGCTTGTCGAGGGGCTCACGGGCTCGCTGTCCAAGGTCAAGGGCGCGATCAAGAAGACTGAAACTCAGCTCATGCAAGCTATGAATCGGCTGCACGATATGAGCGCACCCAAGGGCAAGAAGGGCGCGAGTCTCCGGAAGTGGATTGCTTCGCATGAGCACGCCGTAGCCAGCCTTGAAAAGTCGGTCAAGAAGGAAGGTGCCCAGCTCGAAAAGTTGGCCGACTACCGCGATGGTGTCGCTAAGCGGCTGAAAAAGGCGCAGACCAATCTGACCAACCTGCAAAAGGCGTGGGCCCAAGAGCGCGACGACGTGGCCAGCAGCATCATGCAAGGCGCGTCGGTTGTCGTGCAGAATCAGGCAGATGGTGTGTCGCTGACAGTGGGCGACGTCATGGCGAACATGCAAACCCAGGTGGCTGCGGCTACTCAGTTCGCCAACGAGCTTAAGGCGCTTAAGGATCGCGGACTTAGCTCTGACCTGCTTTCTCAGATTGCGGCCGCTGGTGTCGAACAAGGTGGCGCCACCGCGCAAGCCTTGCTCGGGGCGAATAGCGGGCAGATAGCCCAACTGAATCAAATGCAGGGTCAGTTGAGCACGTCCGCGAACTCGGCTGGCGCCGTGGTTGCCGACAGCATGTACAAGAGCGGCATCGCGGCAGCGAATGGCCTAGTCAAGGGACTCCAGTCTCAGGAAAAGGCCATCGACAAGCAAATGTTGAAGATTGCCAAGAGCATGGAAAAGGCAATCAAGCACGCGCTTGGCATCAAGTCGCCGTCTCGTCTGTTCGCTGAGATCGGCAGGTTCGTCACGGCCGGTCTGGTCGGCGGCATCGACAGCGGGAACCGGGACGTACAGAACGCTGCGACGCGAATGTCTGACGCCGTTGTCCGTGGCGCTGATATGCCGTCCCTGGGTGGCTCCGCCGGGGCCTCTCGGGGGGTCGTGCAGCACAACGTGCACATCGAGGTTCACGGGTCTGTACGCACGGATCGCGACTTGCGAGACGTGATCCAACAAGAGATGTACCGCTACGGCGGGCGCAACTCGACGACATGGCAGCAATTCAAGCGGTAACCGAGCCTGGGGATGGTGGGTAAATTTACCCACCATCCCCTCTTGCGGAGGGAACATGGCACTCAACCCCAACTACCCTGTGGTGGAGGAACTTTGGGGTCCCTTGTGGACTGCCGCAGGTGCTAGCATCCCCGGTTCCCGCTGGGTCAACAACGTCGACCGGACGCTGTCACAAGCGAGCGCGCGGCGCGGTAAGCAGTACGAACTGGATCAGGCGCAGGCTGGCGAGTATTCGATCACCCTTGGAAACCCCGATGGCGTGCTCGACCCCACGAACACCAGCGGGCCCTACGCCGGAAAGATCCTGCCCTACCAGCCCTACCGGCGCCGTGCGCAGTGGCCGCCAACTCCCAACCTGCTCGACGCGCGCATTGCGACCGGCGGCGAGGGATTCAGCCCTGGAACCATTCCGGCGTCATTCGGTATGTCGTCGTCGACCGATGGCACGGGCGGATTCATCTTCAATCCCACCTCCCCGCTGTCGGCATTCCAAGGCACCAACACTCTCCGCTTTGCCGTGAACAATGGCGCTGGCTCGAATAGCCGCATCGCCTACACGGATACGGTCGCCGTCCGGCCCGGCAAGATCTACACGGTGCAGATACGCGTGCGCTGCGTTACTGACGGGGTCAATCCGGGCGTGGGCGCAATCATCGGTTTCACGGACTCTGCTGGCGCGCTCACCTTCACCAACGGCAGTGGCGCGACGCTCACCGGTAGCTCGACGGTCAACGGCTGGACTCAGGTAACCGTCACAGCGACGGCGCCGACCACGGTCAACGTCTACGGCATGCGTGTTGGACTCCGGCTGACTGCCGTGGCCCCGGGCGCATGCGTAATCGAAACCGACGCTTGGCAGGTGGAGCAGGCATCCGCCGCAACTACCTGGGTTTCGCCCGGCACTTGGTACCCCATCTTCAGTGGCTTCACGGAGCGTTGGCCTACCCAGTGGGCCGAGGGTGGCACGTACGGGCAAGTGAGCCCAACGGCCGTCGACGCGTTTGCACTGCTGTCACAGGTGTCCCTTGACCAGGTATACGCACATGAGCTGGGCACGCTGAAACCCAGGTTTGTCTACCGGTTCAATGAGGCAGTGGGCGCCACGTTCGTCCAAGACTCAACCGGCACGCAGTCAGCGGCCAACCTGGTCAACAGCAAGGTAGGTAACGGCAACTGGACGTTGGGTAACGCGACGACCGGCACCTACTTGGGCACCAATGAGACTGTCGTCAATGCCCGACCGCTCGTCGCCGGAGTCTCTACCTACAGTCCTGCCACGCTGGTTTCGCTCGACGGCGCCGGAATCGCTGGGCCCGTCTCGACCGGTAGCGGCTGGACGCGCGTGATTGCCTTCCGCTACACGGGGGCAACGGCTCCGACTGACGGCGCGTACGTGTGGAGCGCCTACAACGGTGTCGGGGACTCCGTCTCGGTCGCCGGTATCCGCAACGCCGTTCACGTGTACGTCGACACGGACGGGCGCATCAAGTTCAAGACTGATGTGTTCGGCGGTGCGGCGACGGTTCTCGACAGTGGCAAGTCGGCTCTTGATGGCAAGTGGCACCTAGTTGCGTTCGGCGTGAATGGCACGGCCGCGCAAGTCGCCGTTGATGGCTCGATCGTGAGCGCCACTCTTCCGGGCGCGATTCCCCTGGGTGGCATGTACGACAGTATCGGCGCGTACTGGATCGCGCCTACCCGCAACGCTGTCTACACGTTCTACGGTGATATCGCGTACGCCGCTGAGATTCCCTCGTACCTGAATTCCACGCAGATCAGTGGGCTCTCCAGCGCATGGTCTACGGCGTGCGCCGGTGAGTCGGCTGCCGCCCGGTATTCGCGCATTCTGCGGTATGCGGGCTACGCCGGGGCGTCCAATGTGGGCGCCAGCCTTACGACGTCGATGGGACCGGCCACTGACATTACCGGCAGCGATGCCATGACGGCGCTGAACAACGTGGCCACCACCGAGAATGGCGAACATTTCGTCGCTGGCGATGGCACGATCACGTTCCGGGGCCGTGGCTACCGGTACAACGCGCTTACTCCCGCGCTCACGTTCGGCGACGGCGCTGGCGAATTGCCGTACGAGGATCTCCAGCTAGATTTCGACAGCACGCACCTCGCCAACGCCATTGAGGTGACCCAGCAGCCAACGGGGCAGATCTTCCCGGCCCGGGACAGTGCGAGCATCGCGA